GTCAAGGGACTTGATTCTCTCTACGGTCCATGAGGTGATATTTTCGGGGTTGAGATGGTTCATATTGATAAGGCCCAAAGCTAAGACTCCCAATGATAACCGCAAGATTGACACACGCACATACTTTTATGTGTAGTTGTTGTTTTATATCTCTTTGGACGAAATAGCTTCACAATGATGGCCGGAACTGTAAAAATAAGCCACTTAATCGGAAGCCAGTACCACCCAACAAAAACCCACCAAAGAATACTTCTGTGTTTCGTTTTGAGGTTCGTCTCAGAAACCATCTGGACATTAACATTTTCACTCCCGCATTTCGGACATACCATTTTTCATTCTCCTCTCTATTTCGTTTGAATCACACGCATTATGCTTTAAAACTGACTTATAACATACAAAATGTCCAATAATTTGGACTTTCTTGAAAGCTCCAGTGGAAAAAATCTGCACTAAAATTTAGGTAAAATATGTATTGCAAAACTAGAACACAAGTTCTATAATTGAGCCATGCAAAAAAGATGACGGGAGGGCACTTCATGGAACAAAAGAACGAGAATGTAGATATACTCAAAAAAGAAATAGAACTTGTCCTAGATAGAAACAAAGATGAAAATTATTTAAAATCCCTGCTTACACGGGCCCTCATCCTTGAAAAGATATATAAGAAGTGATTAAAAGGCTCCGGGAAACCGGGGCCTTATTTTTTTGTAAAGCCGTCTATCAGTTTTCTGATGGCGGCTTTTTCTTCATCCTCCATAAACCAATATGCCTTGATGATCCGCTTGATGAGCTCATCGTCTGACATATGAATCTGTTCCATAACCTCAAGGAACTCTTCATCCTCATCTCGCTGAATATGAGGTTCACCTTCTCCAGTTCGCAGCCATAGTTCGGAAATATTAAACTCACGGCAAATATCGGCAATAGTGCGGTCGCTGGGCATTTTTGCGCCAGAACACAACTGAGAAATAAATGCTTGAGAAACATTTAGTTTTTCAGAAAATGCAGTTTTTGTGAGTTTGCTGTCCTTTACACACCACGCAATTCGATCATTGATGGTCTCCACTTTTTACACCTCCTGTCTGATACATATTAAATCACAAAGATAAAAAGAAGTCAAGAAAAAATTTAACTGAGTTATAAAAATGACTTGACATTCTAGCTAAGTTATGTTATTTTATAACCGAGCTAGAAAACTAAGTGTAGGAGGTGAACCAATGAGCATAAACCTTGATAGAGTGTCAGACGCCCAGACTGTGGCCGAGAAGTTGACCGGACTACCCAAAGAAGCCCTCCTTTATATCGCTGGATATGCGGAGGGGTGCCGGGACAAACCCACCCGGAAGCGAAGGAAAGCGGAGAAGACCAACGGAGAAAAAGAGGCCCGCCCCTGACGGGGCGGGAATAAAGGAAGAGGGAGGAAATATGTTTGGACCAGAAGAGAAATCCGGATTAGTAATTCGCTCTATAGCAGGAAAAACAGACATCTATCTTAATGGAGTCTGCATTAACGATAAATGCCTGTCATGTGAAGTCAAAATAGAGGGCCCATATCGGCCCAAAGCAACTATTTCCCTTTTGTGCGAGCGGATAGAAATGGACATTGGAAAGAATGTTGAAGTTAAAAAAGTAAATCGTTCAGAATCTCAAGGTTGCTAATAATTTTATCTAGATTAGCCAGAACGGAAACTAAGAGAGAGCCGAGAGACACCACTCCGGCTATAGCAGAAATGATAATAGCCAAATTGGCCTTTGTTTTTGTTCTATCTGGCTTTAGAAACTCCAGACCCTTAAGTGTGATTACTGTGTTGAAAATCTCTGAATGTGCTTTTCCATCCATAGTCCGAAGTTCAATCTCTTCTCCATTGTGATTTCGATATGTAGTTTTACCACGAACAAATCCGTTTTCTATACAGTCATTCAATATTTCCGCATCTTCAATACTCATTTCTAAATCATTAATTTCTTCTGCGCTACTAGAATTTTGGATTTTTCGAATCATTTTACACATGGCTTTCCGATAATCTGTTTGATTCCTGATCATACAATCACCTCATTTTGATTGTACCAGAATCAACCATGGGAATCAACGAAACGAAGTCACAATCAGAATAGCAAAGAACCTATCCAATAAAACGGAACGATGAATAAGAGAAGGGGTGAAACACATGTGGCTTTGGTTAAAAGAAAACCACCCCATAATCCATGAGGTGGTCCAATGGGCTGTACTTGCAATAGCAGTTGCGGCGCTTGTTAATAGCTGCATTATCCTTTCAGCGCAATAAAAGAGGCCCGCCTCTGACGGGGCGGGGATGAAAAGGGGGTGAACCGCTTGAACAAATTAGTAAGCACCGAAGATGGTGTTTTTCTGAACGGAGTAAGGCTGAATTTTGTAACTCAATTAGATGTCAAAAATATCAGCCCCGATGGAGTGATGGAAGCAGTCATTCACATCGACATCCATGAGACTGATATTCAGCACAAGGTCAAATGAATGGAGGGCTGGACATTCTTCAGTGGTTTGCTTTTGGATTGTCTCTCGTTGAAGTCGCATATATCGCTATCTGTTTCGCCTTTGATCGTGAGATAAACGGACTAATTATTGCCGCACTTTCCTTTTCTGTAATCCTGTTAGTAGCATTTCATTTCTCTTTTCCATAAGTCTACTGCATATCTCAATAGCCCATTCAGAATAAAAAATATTTCTACTGTTTTTGAGTACTAGAGTTATGTCTTTGATTTTTTTACCGGAGTGAGCTGAAATTTCAATAGAGCGGGCAGCGCAAAAGACCTCAGTTGTAAACACATGTCCGCAAAGCCCAGAAGCGGACATTACATTGCGTGAAAACCCTGGGAAATCTTTTGCGTCCATATAGGATACAGATAAAATTTCCTCGCAGGCAATTGAAATTGAGTTTGCAATCTCAGCTTTTTGCCTCATTAGCTCCATTTTTTCTTGATGTCTATTATTTAAGTAAACGGTTACAACGGGAGAAATGATGGCAGATGAAAGAGCAACCCAAGCAGGCCAATCCCCAAAATCCATAGCTTCACCTCCTTCCACCCGCTTATATTTTATCACAGAAGGGGGAGGCGGACAACCAAAACGCCGCATCCGCGGCAGAAAGGAGGAGCCATGCAAAGAAAAGAGACCCAGAGAACAGAAAGCGCGCTGGGAAAAGAGATCGCTGAAAAGCGTCGGCTGCTGTATGAGAGGCACGGTGGGATCATGTCCCCCGTAGACGTTGCTCGAGAGATGGGCTACTGTTCAAGGGCATCCATTGGTGACCGATGGGCCCAGGAGCACGATGTTCCAGCGGTCCGAATGGGCCCGAGAAAACGGGGCTACGAAACAGATCTTGTGGCTAAGGCAATCGTACAGAGCCGCGGGATGGTATAAGGATGCCCCCACCCGTGGTGGCACACGGGAGAGGGCAAGAACCGATGACCGTCAAATCATCCTGTCCCTTGTATTGTAACACGAGGGCGGGAGGAATACAAGGAGGAAATATGAGCGAACAAGAAAAAACAGAGCTTGATCTACTTCGTGAAGAAAATGAACGGTTAAGGGCAAAACTGAAATCTTTTGAAAAAGGCACTAAACGCGAAGTATTTGATATTAACGCTGTTTCGGCGCACAAAGAGTTGTTAGGGGGTCTCTATACAATTCAAAGATATGGACCCTGTGGAGATTGTAATCTTCTTCAACATCTTGGAACGATTGTCCGGAACGTTATATTTTCTGACCAAAAGGTTGAAAAAGAAAGACTGTATCGAGGGAAGAAAATAAAAATTATGGAAGTTCTTCGACTTTCTGATTTGAGTGACACACAATACCAATTTTATCTTTTAGCGCAAGAACGAATTTATGATGCCCTTGCTAAAACAGTATCTGAATACAGATCTGCTAGAAACTAAAATCGCCCCGGCCAGTGGTAGGACACCGACCGAGGCTACCAGACCTGACTGATACGGCAATCAGGCTTGATGGAACAAATGTACCATGTTCTTTCGAGCCTGTCAAGAGGAAGGAGAAAGAATATGGATGAGAAAAGTACAATAAAAGACCTCGAGAGCCAGGCCACCAATACCAAACTCCTGATGGACCGCTTGAACCAGGCGGCCTATGGCATGACGTTTGATGAGCTGATCCGGTATATGGGGAGGCGAGACGATGACGCCAAATGAGGTCATCCGCCGCATCACCCAGCGAGCTATGGAGCGGCACCGGCTCTCACAAAGGGGCCTTGCCCATGAGATCGGCTGTGGCGATGGCTCTATTGCAAAGCTCCTGGACGAGCAGGAGGTGCGCCTCACTCAGGAGCAGTGGTTTTATTTGATGACATTGGGAGGGAAACAGATTGCGTGAATGGATGCTCGTGGGCGCATACGCCTGTATCATCGTGGCAATGGCGCTGATAATTTGGGACATATGGGATAGGAGAAGGAAGAAATGAGAACACGAGAAGAACGCCGCCAGAGGGCCCGAGAGGTCCGGTGGATGATCGGGATCGGAACAATGCTCTGCCTGACCTTCTGGGGCGGGATGGCATTTGCATTTTGGGTCGTGGGGAAATAAACGGAGGAAGAGAGCATGCGAGAGATCAAGATTTTAACATTAAGCCTCAGAAATTTTAAGGGGTGCGAAACGCTGACGCTGGACTTTGGCGGCCAGTCCGCCTCCATCTATGGGGACAACGCCACAGGAAAGACTACGATCTATGACGCCCTGACGTGGCTCCTGTTTGGAAAGGACAGCCGGGGCCGCGGCGACTTTGAGATCAAACCCCTTGGACCGGACAACAAAGTGAAGGACCATGCTGCCGTAACTTCTGTGGAGGCAGCACTGCTCACAGACGGGATCGAGACCAGGCTGAAAAAGACCTACTTTGAAAAGTGGTCCACAAAGCGCGGAAGTGCCACAGAAACCTATGACGGCAACACGAGCGAATATTTTGTGGATGAGGTTCCAGTCAAGAAATATGAATTTGAGCAGCGTGTCGGATTGATCGTGGACGAAGAGCTGTTTCGGGTCCTGACAAATGTATCTTGGTTCTGCGAGGGGCTGGACTGGAAGAGCCGAAGAAAAGCCCTGTTCCAGGTTTGCGAGGTCCCGGACGATAGGCTCATCATGGCGGAGAATCCGCAGTTTTCCAGCCTGCTTGACAGCACGGTCACACTGAGCTTAGATGACTACAAAAAGAAGCTAACTGCCCAGCGCAAGGCTCTCAATGGAGCCCGGAATACAGTCCCGGCCCGGCTTGACGAACAGCGGAGGATCATAGACTCCCTTTCGACCATGGATTTTGAGGAAGTCCGAGAGCAGAGGTCGGCAAAGTCTGCGCAGATGGATCAGCTTACGGGAGAACTGCTTAAGCTGGACCACGGGGCGCTCCTGGACAGCAAACGAAATGATCTAATCAGGCTTCAGAACGAGCTTTCCGCCCTCGTGAACGAGAACAATGCTTACAGACAGAGCCAGACCTTTCCGGCAGAGGACAAGCGCCCTCAGATGCAGAAGGACCTGGATCGGGTACAGAGAGAAATGGTCCGATGGTCTCAGCTGGCCTCCAATGAAAAAGAGCTGATCCAGAGTCTGAACGAGCGGATCGAGAAATGCCGGGAGCGCTGGAAAGAAGAAAACGAGAGGCAATTTGAGGGAGCGCAATGCCCTACGTGCGGGCAGGATCTGCCCCAAGCGCAAATGGAGGCAGCCCGCGGGAAATTTCTCCAGGAGCGCGAGCGCCGAAAAAAAGAGGCGGTGGAGCAGGCAGACCTCCTAAAGCGAGATCTAGGGGCGGCAGAGGCGCGCCGGGAGCGTTACATCCAGGATGCGGTAGACGCAGAGTGCGAAGCATCCCGCATTTCCAATGAACTGTCTGCTTATGTCCCGGCCACAGCGCCCGTTATCGAAGATATGCCGGGTTACTCTGACAAACTTGGTGAGCTTCAAGGCGCGATCCTCGCCGCAAAAGCAGAGATCCAGGATATATCAAGCGAGACGTCTGCGATCCGGGAGGAGATCGGAAGGAAGATCCAGGCTCTGCGGGTCGAGGTAGACCAGCTTGATAGGGAGCTCGGCAAGGCCGGGACTCTGGAGTTTGCCAAGGCCAGAGAGACAGCCCTCCGTCAGGAGGCTCAGAGAGCCGCTGAGGAGATGGAGGCGATAGACAGGCAGCTGTTTCT